CAGCTTAGTTTGTATCTTTCGCAACGAATCAACAACAACTGGTGAGTTCGATCTTGGGTCAGTAGTGGGATTTTACCTTCCACAGTGTATTTTCACATCACTTACAAAAGCTGATAAAGACGGAGTTCTTACACGCCCTGCAGAGTTCCAGGCAAACACTGGGACAACCGGAGATCTAACAGAAATCTTTGTAGGTTTTTGTTAATCATATCCTTTGAATGAAGTGTCCTAGTGTCGTATGATATTAGGACATTCATTCATAGGAGACATTCATGATAGTTGTTCCGAGTTTAAAGAAACTTGTTAAATTCAAAATTGGCGACTTAGTATTTCACTCAAAGCCATTGTCTTATTTGGAAAGAGCAGAGCTTGCTTCACTCACAAACCAAGTAGGGAAAGACCCCGTTGTTAATCTAATTGAATCTCAAGCATACCTTATAAAACACACCTTAAAAAAATGTGAGGGTCTTAAGATTGAAGACGGTGGCGACTACGAGTTTGAGTTTGAAGGCGATCTTCTCACCGACGACTGTGTAAGTGAACTGTTTTCAATAGAGCCAACTGCCCTACTAAGGGATGCTTTAGCTGGCCTGGCCATGCCCCTCAAAGATGGAAAGATTTTAAATATCTACACCCAAGAAGCCCTTGAAGGCGTCGAGATCGTAAAAGATAAATCCAGGGTAAAGTAATAGGCCCATACCACGAACTGTGGGGGCCTTATTGCGACATCATAAGACAGTATAACAATGTCACTGACCAAGAATATATTTGCCTAGTAGCATCCATTGAAGCTTCGTATGAAAAAACATGGAACTGTTACCAGTGTAAAAAGCAGTTTGATAAGTATGAAAACAAAGAAAAAGCCGGGAATGCCTTGCGAAATATGATGCTTAAGAAAGGCTGTGAAGTCTCTGGTATTAGAAATTATCAGATAGAAAACATCAGATTCAACAGGTGCCCCGGCAATTACACTAACACTCAGGTCAGGTATTTGATTGACTGGTTCTTAATGTACGAAAAAGGTGTAATGCCTTTCGGTGGCACATTATCAGACCAGCCAGGCAAGCTGATAGAGATTTTCGAGTTAATCCAATCTATTAGAGATGAAAAAGAGATTCAACGAGAAAGGGAGGTTGAGAAAGAAGCCGCTCGCAAGAATAGTAAATCTAGGTAAATTCTATTAAAATAAAACCCATCAAGGAAAGATGATGGCCGAAACTGTCAAGACTACCCTTACGCTAGATGCCAAGCAGGCAGAAAAAGCGTTAAGGGCACTTAGAATATCTGTTAGTGCGCTAGAAAAAGGCTTTGACAAGGCCGATGATCAAGCAACTAAGAGCAATAAGAAGATGAAGAAGGGCCTAGATAGCTCTAGGCGTTCTGCTCTAAAGCTTGGCGCAGCCTTAACGGGCCTTGTTGCAGGGGCTGTTGTTTTTAAGGGTCTTCAGTTATTAACAAGAGGTTTTATCGCCGCTTCAAGAGAAGCCCTTGAGTTTTCCAAAGCAATAGCCGAAGTTAACTCAATACTCCCTAAAAATGAAAAACTTACAGAGAAATCCAAGCAAGCATTTATAGACTTCTCTTCTGCTTTCAGTGGGGATGCCCAGACTCAAGCTAAAGCCTTTTATGCAATTGTTTCAGCAGGTATTAAAACCACCGCTAGCCAGTTAGAGGTCCTGAAAGCTGCCAACCTTGCAGCTACCGCAGGGCTTGTAGATATCGATACTTCTGCTAAGGCGCTAGTGTCAACAATGAATGCTTATTCAAAAGCAGGCCTCACAGCAAAGCAATCGAGTGATGCATTATTCGTAGCAGTAAGGGAAGGTCAAACCACTTTTGGGGAGCTCTCGAACAATATTGGCGTAGTTGCTCCAATCGCAGCAGCTGCAAATGTGAGATTCGATGAATTGGCCGGAACACTAGCCGCTATAACCAAAGGTGGTATTTCCACAGATATTGCAGTGACAGGGCTAAAGGCAATTCTTACAACTGTAATTAAGCCTGCTAAGGAAACCGCCGACGCTGCTAAAAGGATGGGGCTTGATTTTAACATAGCCGCCATTGAGTCAAAAGGCTTTGCGGGATTTCTCAAAAGCGTAGCTGAGGCAACAGGTGGCTCGACTGAAAAACTAGGGAAACTATTCCCTAACGTAAGGGCTCTAGGCCCTATATTAAAAGTTGTATCTGGTGACTTTGAAGACTTTGAACGAATACTCGGAGAAACAGCAAAGACACTTGATGTTAACTCAAACGCAACTGCGGATGCATTCAAGGTCATATCCCAGTCAGCAGCTTTCCAGCTAGAAAGACTGCAACAAGAGCTCGCTAACCTTCCACAGGCATTCTTTGTTAATTTTGAACAACCGATAGCTTTTGGATTGAAAGCAATAAGAGAGTTTGTCGGTGGCAATGGGCTACTGCTAGTGGCTGACGCAGTAGATTTTGCTATAGGGACTTTTGTTTCATTTAGCAGCGCCATAAACACAACCCTTAATTTCATGAGCTTCCTTGCAGACTCGTCTGACGGCGTGACTATATCCGTCAAAGAATTGGCAGTTTCTTACAACGAGGCACTGGCCGCCTTATTGAGATTCACGGGTGGAAGAGAAGATGTAATCGCTAGTGCTGACGCCGCCATAGACGCTAACAACAGAGAAATTGAAGCTCTCAAAAAAGGCCGTGATGCTAGAGATGCTGAAGTTGCACAAAGGATAGCTAACCAAGAAAAACTCGAAACTAAAACCCTTGAGTTTCAAGCCAAGCTCCAAGAGGGAAGGCAAAGAGAAGTTGAGCAAAACCAAACAACAACCCAGACGATATTAGACAGAGACATTGAGTTCTATGCACAGAGGACGCAGATTGCAGTGGCCGGAACAACCGCAAAGAACGAGCAATTAACTGCTATCGAAATGGAGCGCCAGGAAATAGAAAGACTCCAGAGGGAAGATGCAAAACTCGCTGCCCAAGAAAGAAAGGATATCGAACAGGCTGAGAAAGAGGTTGAGGCGAGCACTGAGCTCCAAAGAATATCTGACAACCTTGGCAGACAAGAAACCATAAGAATGCAGGCTGAACAAATTAGACTCAAGAGAGAAAAGAAGTTTACGGAAGCCAGACATAAACGCCAAGCTGCCCAAGAAAAATCAGAGAAGCAGTCTATATTCAGAATTCAACAATTCAGAGAACTAACAAATAAGCAGCGTCTTGCTAACTTGCAAACGACACTGGGGAATATTTCAACGCTTACCCAGAGCTCAAACAAAACATTATTCGCTATTGGGAAAGCTGCAGCCATAACGCAAGCTGTGGTGAAAGGCGCATTGGCCGTGCAGACCGCACTTTCAGCGGCTCCTCCGCCATTTTCATTTGCACTGGCAGCTGCCACAGGTATTGCAGCTGCTATCAATGTACAGAAAATTGCATCTGCTAAACCCCCGGCCTCCCAAGGGTTCCAAGACGGTGGTATTGTCGGTGGGCCAATATCAAATGCTGACAACAGGCAAATATCGGTAGCGGGTGGTGAAGCTATTTTGAACAGAAGGCAGCAGACAAACTTATTCAATTCTCTTAATAGAGGAGAGGTATCTAGCGGGTCTAACATTACGGTTAACGTCGAATCTTTAACGGGCGATATACCTGAAACAACCATTGATGACATGATAAGTGCAATAAATGACAGGATAGATTTCGGAAACGCAGAACTAAGGACTTAACTTGAACTATGTGCCCAAGCTCATATACACACACCCAGTAGATGGCTCCACAACCATCACGTTAACACTCCCTCCTGAAGGTGACTTTTTCCCAGAAGATAAGTTAGGTGTAGGCAAGTTATCAAAGTCCAATAATGGCTCAAAACAATTTCAATACAACTATTCAGAAGAAAGAAACAAGATACAACTTACATTTCTAACCGAGACAGAAATTACAGCCCTTAGAAAGTTATATGAAGACCACGCATTAAAGGGTGGCTCTTTTAATTACTATGAATCAGAAGATGAGGTTGATTTCATTACAGTCACCTTGAGGGACAAGAAATTCAACCCTAGAAGACTTGTAAAGGAAACTACAGGCTTTATATATGACCTAGTGCTAGATATCGAGAGGACGCTTTGACATACGAAACAGAGCTTTTAAATAAAGAGTTCCAATTAAATATCGTTATTAAGATAGGCGCAGAATATTACTCTCAATACCAAGTAGACTCAGGCCTCACTATAGATGCTGACAAGCTTGGCACCGTGATGAATGTAAGATTAAACCCTGACACTGTAGATATTAGAAATGTAAAAACAACTCTCCCAAGTGTTTCATTTTCACTGCTAGATAAAGATGCTGTGATTTCGTCGCAAATCATGACTAATATTACCAATTGGATGAATGAAACCTGTATAGTGTATGTGGGATTCATCACAACAGCAGGCTTTGCATTCTCTGAATACAAAAAACTAGCTGATACAAGAATTAAATCAATTAGAAAAGTGGCCAACCAATACGCCATTTCTGCAAAAGATATTACTACCCTTGTTACCGCCCCTTCTTTTCAGGTTGCGTCCACTTTAGATGGGGGGATCTCAGCCGTAGATACTACGTTATCCTTGACAGATGCGACTGATTTCCCCTCTTCTTCTACGGTTGGGAATAACACAGTTCTGTTAAAGATAAATGATGAGTTTTTAAAATGGACAGGCAAATCTTTAAATGACTTAACAGGTGTAACCAGGGCAGACCTTTCTTCAACAGCAGATGCCCACAGTGATGACGATGAGGTTTTCCTTGTCACTGAGAATGAAAAGAATCCAATCACGTGCCTTTTAGAAATACTTCTTTCAACAGATGGGAGTGGCACTAATCACGCGACTTACGACGTTTTAGAGCACGGAGGTCTTGGCATTGACGCTGCCCTAGTGGATGTCACCGAAATGGAGTCTATAAGAACCGTCAATTTTTCGACAGATGTATTCAGGTTATGGCTTTATGATGTAGATGACACGTTGAAGTATCTTGAAAAAGAACTTATGTCGGCAACTAATACGAGAATTGTTATTAAGAATTCTTTAATTTCCCTTTCAATACTAGACCAAGTGGATTTCGGAGCGAGTGTTCCTAATTTAAACGAAGACGATATCGTAGGTAACCCCACGTGGAAGCTTGATTCTAACAGGGTTGTTAACAAGATAAAGGTTAACTGGGCGTGGTCTGAAGGTCTTAAGAAATATACCCGAGTCTCTGAGTCACAAAATGCTGATTCGATAACAGATTATGGTGAATCAAAAACATTAGTATTAAACTTCAAAGGCGTGCAAGCTGATTTAGGTGGCTCTGCAATCGCTTCTAGTAGAGCTTCAAGGTTACTGGCACGTTTAGCGACACCACAGGCATCTGTGCAAGCTACGGCCCATTTTAAGGAGTCTGACCACGAAGTAGGAGATGATGTCCTGGTCACCCATAGGTATTTACCACAACAAGGTGCATCACTTGGTATGAGTGACCAAATGGAAATCATGTCTAGGGCCATTGATTTTAATACTGGACTTGTAAGGTATAAATTAGAGTTCACTTCCTATCATGGGATACGACTAGGCCTTATCGCCCCTTCACCAAATATTTCAACAATAGTAAGTCAGTCAATTATAACCGTGCCTGACGGTGCGTGTTATGAGGTTGGTTACAAGGTTAGACTGTGGGATTACACGGCTCAAACATA